AAATGTTTGAAGACTTGTGATACTTAGCAGCACGGGGGTTGACATCAGTTAGTCTCCGTGCTAATATACACTCAAGGACAGTTATTGCGCGGTTCGTTGTTATCGTTTCGCGGCGCGATGCCGTATATAAAAACGACTAACTACCCTAACCTACAGAGGTGACAATTCGACCTTGATATATAATGCGAAAGTCAAATTCATATTGCTAAAAAAAATTCCGCCCAGAAAAAAATGATGGAAAAGGTTTATCACATTTACGCTAAACAAGAGTGTTTATATAATAATCTTACAGAACAACAATTTAATAATACATGGGAAACCCTCAAGGGAATGGTTGGTCTAATGAAGACTGATTATGAACTTGAGGATTTGTCATATGAGGAAGTGATTCGCGCCCATGGAGGGGGTTCGGGAAACTCGAATGATCCACCTGGATGCGATTCATATTGACATACTACATACTACACGTTATAATTGACTTGAAGGTTAATTCAACTTATGGCTAAAGGATTTACGGTTAAAGCAAAAGCACCCACAAAGAAAGCAGAGGAGTGGGATATTCCAGCAATCAAAGAGAGGATGCGAGGTAAGACTATTGTCTTTTGCCTTCCCGGACGAGGATGTTCATATATCTTCCTGAAGAACTTTGTACAACTGTGCTTTGATATGGTACAGAATGGTATGAGTATCCAGATCAGTCAGGATTATTCTTCAATGGTTAATTTTGCCCGTTGTAAGGTTCTAGGTGCAAATGTACTGCGAGGTCCCAAACAGATTCCTTGGGATGGTAAACTAGAATATGATTATCAGTTGTGGATTGATAATGATATTGTATTTGACACAAATAAGTTCTGGCAACTTTGTGACATGGCAATTAGTGAAGATGGAGAAGAAAGAGAGATTGTCAGTGGTTGGTATGCAACTGAGGATGGTCACACAACTTCTGTCGCACACTGGTTGGAAGAAGACGACTTCCGTAAGAATGGTGGAGTGATGAATCACGAAACTGTCGAATCTATCCAGAAGCGTCGTAAACCATTCACTGTAGACTATACAGGATTTGGTTGGGTATTGATTAAGAAAGGCGTCTTTGAGAACCTGGAGTATCCTTGGTTTGCTCCTAAGATGCAAGTCTTCGAGTCTGGCAGCGTTCAAGACATGTGTGGTGAGGATGTCTCATTCTGTCTGGATGCCAAAGAAGAAGGCATGGAAATCTGGTGTGATCCTCGCATTCGCGTTGGTCACGAAAAAACTCGTGTAATTTGAGGTATTAACTATGGCAATCATGAAAGGCGGTGGGTATGTTGAAGGACGCCCGAAAAAATCTCGTCAAGGTAAAGGTAAGCACACTAAATTATCCGCGACTTCTCGTAATGGAGAAAAGAAAAGGTATCGTGGTCAAGGTAAATGAAAACCTTAATTTCCCTACATACCTTTGTATGGTTTGTACGGGAAGCTATAGGATATTTTAAAACGAAATAATGTATGATTTGACTCTATACACCTACCTCGCACCCAGTAACGTCTGTGGTGGGGTGGGTGTTTTTTCTTTATGTGATATTCCAAAAGGCACAATGCTATGGAAGGCACGACAAGATGCACAGAAGATATCATGGGATAACATACCAGAATGGATGCAACAACATATTGCATCAATTACATGGTGCGATAAAGATGGATTTTGGATTGATTGTGATCTTGATAGAATATATCAAGCATACTATGTTAATCACTCTGATGATCCCAATGTAGGAATTGATGATAACGAATATTATATTACAATCAAAGATATTAAAAAAGATAAAGAATTGTTGTATAGATACTCTAAGATAGAACAAACTTGGACATGAGTGCATTAATTTGTAACCTCCCCTCGGTTGAGGTATGGGTACGTAAAGAGTATCTAACAGATCATCAGTCTGGACATGGTGAATTTGTAAAGGGCGTTTGGGTATCGTGTAAATCGATTCCTGGACGTGCTTTTTACTTTGAAACCTACTTACCAGAGTATGCGGCAATGTACGATAAATTGCCCATCAGTGCCTTTGTAAGCGCCCCACAGACGCCTTCTCCTGATATGAACCTACCTAACCTACAATTCTGGAATTGTATGGATTATGGTGTCATGTCAATTCATAAGCAATTCATTGGATCAATGGATTTTGAATGCTATACAAGAGATCATGGTAATGTAAAAGGTGAATACATTTGCACAATAGATAATTATCATCAGGATTGTGACCAGATTGATTATGCAACTAGCGAAAATCCAGCTGAACACAAGTCGCATAACTTGATTGAACTTGAAAATGGTCAGTATGCGCTGTATCCTAACAACAGAATGCGTATTTACGACAATAGTTTGACTCCTATTGATCCAAAAATGCCTGATTTTAAGGTATCAACTCAATATTATAGTGTTGAGAACGGTTTTGAGCGACTCGGTATGGGTCGTGAAGACGAATATTTTTGGAAAACAGCAAAAGAACGCGAAATTTTACTCGAAGAGGAAGAAAATGTCTCCAAATAACGATTTTTTAGACAATTTGGCAAATGATCAGTACCAAAAAATGTTAAGAGAGATCGCAAATGACGATCAAACTCCAAAAAAACGTGATTCCCGCAAAAATACTGAACTTTTCGAGACTGAAGAGGAATATACCGTTATTCCTCCTCAAACTTTGAATGAATTTTGATGAAATGCCTTGATAAATAATACATAATTGCTGTATTTTTGTGCCTCTAGAAAGGGTAAGTCAAGGATTTAAAGATATTAGTATGTCATTTAAGATCAACCCCTTAAATGACGATTTAATTGCGCTTAAAAATGCAAGTGCTATATCCAGATCCATTAGAAATATCGTTTTTACTGTTCCAGGAGAGAAGTTCTTTCAAGAAGACTTTGGTTCTGACATAAGTCAATCATTATTTGAGAACTTTGATGATCTTACTGCCACAACAATACGTGATCAAATTGAATCTTCTATTGAAAGATTTGAACCAAGGGTAAATTTACGTAATGTGAAGGTTAATCCTAATTTTGACCAAAATCTTTTTAATGTCATCATTGTTTATGATATTGTTGGAGCAGATATTCCTCCACAAGAATTACAGTTTGTATTGCAGTCAAATAGGTAAAGATGCCACTCGCTAATTACGCTAACTTAGATTTCGATCAAGTTAAAACAACACTTAAAGATTATCTAAAGTCTAACTCCAACTTTACGGACTATGACTTTGAAGGGTCGAACCTTTCAACAATTCTTGACGTATTGGCATATAACACTTATATCTCCTCATACAATGCAAACATGGTTGCAAATGAGGTTTTCATTGATAGTGCGACTTTAAGAGAAAATATAGTTTCTTTAGCAAGAAATATTGGATATGTTCCAAGATCAAGAAAATCTGCAAGAGCAGTAGTTAGTTTTTCGGTAGATACTTCTAATATTACCCCCACACCAGCAACTCTAACCTTACATAAGGGAATTGTTGCAACATCATCGGGATCATTTGGCAATACTTCCAATAATTTTTGCATTTTAGATGATATTTCAGTCCCGGTGTTCAATAATATTGCAAACTTTAATGATATTTCGATTTATGAGGGAACTTTACTGAGTTCTAACTTTACATACAGCACTAGAGTCCCCAATCAAAAGTTTATTTTACCAAATACTGGTGTTGATACCTCTCTTATTTCCGTAACGGTAAAAAATAACGAAAATTCATCTGCTTCGACAAAATACTCAAATCAAGATAGTTTATTCGATATTGGTGGAGATTCAAAAGTATATTTCCTTCAAGAAATTTCTGATGAGAGATATGAACTTTTCTTCGGTGATAATATTTTTGGCAAAGCTTTAGAGGAAGGTAATTATATAACTGCAAACTACATTGTCAGTAATGGTGACTCTGGAAATGGAGTTTCCTCCTTTACATTCTCGGGCAGACTATCATATACAAGGAATTCTATCACATATAATGTCACGGATGGTATATCTCTCATATTAACCGATCTAGGCGCTTCTGGAGGCGATACAATCGAGTCTGTGGAGTCTATTCGTAGGTATGCTCCAAGGATCTATGCATCGCAGAATAGAGCACTTACAGCAGATGATTATGAAACCCTTATACCAACAAGGATCTATCCTGAAACAGAATCTATTTCTGTTTTTGGCGGAGAGGAGTTAGTTCCACCCCAATATGGAAAAGTGTTTATTAGTATTAAACCTAGAACCGGCGATTTCTTACCAAACTTAATTAAACAAAATATTAAAAATAAATTAAAGAAATTTGCAGTTGCTGGAATTGTTCCAGAAATTCTTGATCTAAAATATTTGTACATTGAGATTGATTCAAAAGTATACTACAATACAAATAAAGCGCAATCATCTGCATTTGTATCATCAATGGTACAAACCAATACTAATAAGTATGCAGAGTCAACTGAACTTAATAAGTATGGAGCAAGATTTAAATATAGTAAGTTTTTAAAAATTGTTGATGATAGTCATGAGGCAATCACTTCAAATATCACTACTCTTCGTATGAGAAGAGATTTAAGAGTCATTCTTAACGGTTTTGCTGAATATCAAATTGGATTTGGTAATAAGTTTCAAGTAAAAGATCCTGATGGATTTAATATTAAGACATCTGCATTTAAAATTGATGGAATCTCTCAAGATGTTTACTTAGGAGATTTACCAAGACCTGACAGAGAAACAGGAACTCTTTTCTTCTTTACTCTTCCTAATGTTGGATCACAATCACCATCAATCGTTAGAAGAAATGTTGGATTCATTGATTATATAAATGGTGTTATCACAATTAATCCGGTAAATATTCAAGGTGGCATGATAAAAGATGGACAGACAATTATAGAAATTGAAGCTACACCTAGTTCAAATGACGTGATCGGATTACAGGATCTTTATTTGCAACTAGATATAAGTAACAGTAATTTTGAAACTGTTGTGGATGAAATTTCTTCGGGATTAGATCCTGCAGGATCGAGTTATATTGTAACTTCAAGTTATCCAAATGGCAATCTAGTAAGAGAAGGTGGAAGAGGATCTGTTGTAAGAACTTCTACACCCACCACAACAACTTCTAGACCCACTACTACACCAACCACAACAACATCCGTACCATCAACTACCGTTAGCACTACCGGATCATCAACAGGTGGATCTGGATCAGGCGGCGGAAGCGGTTACTAATCAATAAGAATAAAATGTCAGAGAAAAGAATTAAGGTCAATTCCGTTGTAAAAAATCAAGTTCCTCAATATGTAAGAGAGGACTTTCCTTTAGTAACCGAATTTTTAAAGCAATATTATATCGCACAAGAATATCAAGGTGCCCCTCTTGATTTGCTTCAAAATATTGATAAGTACGTCAAAATTGACGAACTAACAAACTTATCTACTACTGTTGGGTTGAGCACTGTTCTTCAATCATATGATGATGTCATAAGTATTGACCTTTCTAAAAATCCTGCTGGAACTGAGGGATTTCCAGATTCTTATGGACTTTTGAAAATTGATGATGAAATTATAACATATACAGGAAAAACAAAATCATCTTTCACTGGATGTGTTAGAGGGTTTAGCGGTATCACGTCATATTCATCTCCCTCTAATCCAGAACAATTAGTATTTGATACTAGTGTTGGTGTTGCTCATACTTTTGGTTCTAGAGTTGAAAATTTATCAAATTTATTTTTAAAAGAGTTTTTACACAAAACAAAAACTCAACTTTTACCAGGACTTGAAGATCGTCAATTAAATTCAAATTTAGACCAAAAAGTTTTTCTTAAAAACTCAAAAGATTTTTATCTGAGTAAAGGAACTGATAGATCTTACGAAATTTTATTTAAAGCACTTTACGCAGAGAATGTAAAAATCGTAAGACCTGGTGAGTTTTTATTCACTCCTTCAAATGCTCAGTATAATGTAACAAATGATCTCGTTGTTGAATCAATTTCTGGTGATCCTGTCAATCTTGAATTGATGAGTTTATTTCAGGATGCATATGAAGATCAAGAAAAAGCATATGCTCCTATTTCTAATGTCGAAACTATAATTACTGGAACAGGACAAACATTTTATAGATTAAGTGTAGATGCTGGATATAACAAAGATATAAGAGTAGACGGATCAATTTATGGTGCATTTGGTGTTCAAGCAAAGACAAGACTTATTGGTAATGCTGGTGTTGGTCTGACTGTGCTTGATGTTGATTCAACAATTGGTTTTGCAACTAGTGGCGACCTGTTTGTAACATTTAATGATTCTACAACAGGAATTGTTTCGTACACTTCAAAAACAAATAATCAATTTTTTGGGGTAACTGGAGTTGGTAAAACAATTTTAGACTCTACCACTGTAGGATTAAGTACGTTTGCTTATGGTCGATCAAATAAAAATATCGATGAAACTATTACAGTAAGAATTAACAATGTAATTACTGATTGTGAGCATCCTAATACGTATGGGCAAGGTATCAATGATACCATTTTGATTAAAACTTTAGGTATTGGTGATACAACATTTAAATATAAAAATTGGTATTATAATACTGCTCCATCTTATAATATCTCAGAGTTTTCATTAAGTGATGCTTCCGATAATACGTACAGAATTTATCTCGATAAGGATCATTACCTTAAAGTTGGAGATAGATTAACCATCAATGGTAATTCCTCAGGAGATAAACCATTATCTACTGTTACTAAGATTATTACAGAGAGATCTGTTTTAATAAAAGGTCAAGGAGAATTAAGTAACACTGAAAAATTTATTGCTAAAAGATCTCTTTTAAAAGCAGAATCAAATAATTTTCCGGGATCTGCAGTATATTCAGCAAACGTACAAAATTTATATAAGAAAAAATACGAAGATGATATTATTGTAGCGTCATCATCAATTCCATTTTATAATGCTAACTCCTTAAATGCAACATCTAGATCTGTAGAATTTTCTGGAACATTTATTGGCAGTGAATTTGAAATACTTCTTACCGGAGATCATGGTTTCTATACAGGGGATGCACTTTATTACACACCTGAAAAAGTTGAAGAAACTAGCACTAATAGACAAACCGGAATATCGACTACTAAAACAGTTCTTGGCAGTGCTCTTTTTGATGGTAATGATGGTGGAGAAGGTTTATATTTTGTAGAGAGGGTAACTCCTAGAAAAATTAAATTAGCTAAGAGCAGAACTGAACTTTTTAATTCAAATTATATTACTCTCGCTAGTTCTACTCCAGTTACAAATAACAAATTTGATCTATATGATTTTAGGAAGAGAACTCTTGAAACACAAAAACTTTATAGAAAACTTTTACCACCAGTAGCAGCAGACAGTATTAATGTAACTAATCCAGGATTCACTGGTATTTTAATCAATGGTGTTGAGATTTTAAACTACAAATCAAAAGATGTAGTTAAATATGGAGAAATTAAAAAAATAGTTGTATTAAATGGTGGTGATAATTACGATGTAATAAATCCTCCTATTCTTAATGTTAATGACTCAGTGGGCACAGGAGCTACTGGCACTATTTCTGTGTCTGGTAGTTTAGAGGAGATTAGATTAATAGATCCTGGATTTGATTATCAAGAAACTCCAAGAATTACAATTACCGGTGGCGGTGGTTTTGGTGCAGAAGCATCTGTTTCACTTAGAAGCACTGAACATAAAATTTCATTTAAAGCAGATGGATCTGTAGTAGGTAATGTAGGTTTAGGTACAACAGGAAATCTTGCATCTACTATTGGTTTTGGAACATTTCATAAATTTAAAACAGGGGAGAAAGTTCTTTATATCTCAGATGATCAAACAGTTGTAGGAGGTCTTACCACCAACACTTCTTACTTTGCATCACAAGTTGGATTAACGTCGATAAGATTACATCCTACGCAAGGGGATGCTGTATCTGGAATTAACACAATTGTTCTTTCATCTTTCGGTTCTGGTGTTCAGTTTATCAAAGCTGTAAGGGATAAAAAAGTAATTGAATCTATAAGTGTTATTTCTAGTGGAGAGGGATATCGTAATAATAAGAGAGCAATTACTCCTGCAGGTATTAACACTGCATCAAACGTTTTCACTGTAGTTAATCATGATTTTAACTCTGGTGATATCATCAACTACACCTGTAATGGAACATCACCTACTGGATTAACAACAAACACTCAATACTACATTACAAAAGTCGATGATGATAGTTTTAAACTATCTAACGTAGGAGTTACTACCACTAAAGATATTTTCTTCAAAACAAAACGATATGTTGATGTTACATCTGTTGGTGTAGGAACTCATTTCTTTAATTACCCCGATATTGAGGTATCATTAGTTGGTAGGGTAGGTTTAGCTTCAACAGGAAACACTAATTTTGAGGCACAGATTCAACCAATTTTCAGGGGTCAAATAACATCAATTGATCTAACCGAAAATGGCGTTGGATATGGTGCATCTGAGATTATTAATTTTGAAAGACTACCAAATATTACCCCCGGTATTGGATCCGACGCGCAACTCAAACCAATTATTAAAAATGGTGCGATAGATGAGGTAGTTGTTGAAAACAATGGATCTGGATATTTTTCACTTCCAGATGTTGTAATAAACGGTGATGGAGTTGGAGCAGTTCTCACTCCGGTATTAAAAACTGTTGGATCAGGCACATCAGAAACTAAAGCAATAGATTATATTAAAGTTATTTCTGGAGGTAAAAACTATACACAAGATAAAACAGAAGTTACTGTGAACTCAGTAGGATCAGGCGCTCAGTTCTATCCACTTTTACAAGAGTGGAGAATCAATTTAGTTAATAGATTTTTTGAAAGCGCAAAAATTACCTCTGATGATGGATTTATCACTCGGGGGACAAATAATGCGTATGGTCTACAATATGCCCACTTGTACGCTCCTAGACCCCTTAGAGAGAGTGTTAATCCTAGTGATCAAGTAGGTAACGTCATATACAAAAAAAATGATATTGTAAAAGTAAATGGAATTGAAGTAGAATCATCAAACCATTCACCGATTATTGGATGGGCGTATGATGGTAATCCAATCTACGGACCTTATGGATTCTCTGGTAGTAACGGTGGAGTGGTTACTCAGATGAAATCTGGGTATAGTGAGGATTCTTTAAGTAAAGTTCAAAGACCTCCTATTACGATTTTCCCAGGTGGTTATTTTGTCGAAGATTACACATATAAAGATGTAGTTGACGAATCTGTTCTTGATAAAAACAATGGAAGATTCTGTGTTACACCAGAATTTCCAACTGGCACTTATGCTTATTTTGCCACTATAGATGATTCTCTTGCTCAAGGTCAGGGATCAGTATTTTCTGGATACAAATTGCCAATTTTCCCCTATCTCATAGGAGAGTCATATCATTCTAAACCAGAATCTTTTAATTTCAGTTCGGAGTCTAATCAAGATATTTACAAAATTGAAGATTTTGATTATTGCAGAAACACTGAACCATATAATCTAATTGATGGTGATGTATCATATTCATATATTACAACACCCAACAATCTCAATCAAAAGGTTGAGGTTGTTGCAGTAACTCCAGGTAAAGTAGAAAAAATTGGCATAGAAACCGGTGGAGATGGTTATAAAGTTGGCGACAAAATTAGATTTGACAACACAAATACTAAGGGAGGTGGTGCCATCGCAAAAGTAGCAACACTTAAAGGCAAACAAGTTGAAAGTGTTAGTGTTGCGACAAGTTCTATCAGTGATGTTGAGATTTATCCAATATCAAAAGATAGGTATATCATATCTGCGGATAATCCTCACAACTTTAAGAAATTTGATAATGTTATCTTAACAGGACTATCAACTACTTCATCTAAAATTGAAGGATTCTATTCTGCAGGTATTTCATCTAATAGATTAGCGATAGTTGGTGATGGTACAACATCATCTGGTATCGGCACTGTTGGAGCGACTGGTATTGTTACTCACATTAAAGTTACTGGTAATTTAGATTACCCACAAATCAAAGAAAATGATGTTCTTATAGTTGGAACTGAGCGGGTTAAAGTTTTAAATGTTGACCCATTAAATTCAAGAATTAGAGTTCTAAGAGGAATTAATGGTGTAGTAGGAGCATCTCACACTGTTACTAGTGTTCTTCTTGAAGATCCAAGAAGACTAACAGTATCCGCAGGATTTAATACAACGTATGCACCAAGATTAAATAGACAAATTTATTTTAATCCCTCCGAAGGTGTAGGACTTGGAACAGCGGTAGGAGTTGGTATTGGATCTACTATCGTATTCTCAAATCCTGGTGCTGGAATAACGCAAGTTGATATCCCGACCAAGGGAATTTATATAAAAGATCATGGACTACAGACTGGAGATCAATTAACATATTCTCCCGGAAATGGAAGCGGTATTGATGTTCTTAATATTGTTGGCGCTGCATCTACACTTACAGATAATCAAACCCTGTTTGCAGCAAGAATTTCAAATGATGTGCTTGGTATTGCAACAGTAAAAGTTGGGTTAGGAACCACTGGAACTTTTGTTGGTATCGCATCCACTCAAAGAAATGTAAGCACTCTTTTCTTTACCGGTTTTGGAACAGGAGTTTATCATAGCTTCAAAACTAATTTCTCTGTTATCACTGCAAAATTACAAAGAAATACTGTCACTGTTCAAACCAAACAAGCTCATGGAATTCAAGGTAGACACGAAGTTGATATTAATGTAAGTCCATCTATCTCAACAACTGTAACACTCAAATATAATGATTTTAATAGAAGAGTGATTGTAAATCCAAAGGATTTTGCTGCGGTTGGTGTAAACACGTCAACAAATGCAATCACCATCAATAATCATGGATACGAAACTGGTGAGAAGATTATCCATACCGCATCTATCTCTGCAGAAGGACTTGCAAATAATGAAATTTATTACATTGTTAAAGTTGACGAAAATACATTCAAACTCTCAAATAGCGAATACGAATCTAAACTAGAAAAACCACAAATTGTTGGAATTACTAGTGCCTCGTCAGGTACGATTAATTTAATTAATCCAAAAATTGATGTATACAAAGATTCAACCGTGGAGTTTGATTTATCGGATTCTTCACTGTCATATACTAATCAAGGTTCAAGTTATCCTGCGTATGAGTTAAATTTCTATCTTGATGAAAATCATCATACCATCTGGAATACAAGTTTTGCCAATAAAACTTTTGAAGTTTCAAGAAGTGGTAGAGTTGGTATTGACACAAATGCAAAAGTTTCTCTCACGGTAAATTCGGATATTCCAGAGCAACTTTATTATTCTTTAGATGTCATTGAAGAAAATGATGTTCCAGAAATAAAGAGTGATATCTTTACTGATGATAGTGTTATTTCGCACAATCAAATTCAGGTTAAAGAAAGTCTTTATAATGGAAGATTTGCAGTGTCTCTTGGTGCCACAAATGCATTTAGTTATTTTCTTGAAAAAATTCCAGAAAAAGTATCTTATGCAGGAACAACCTCTAAATTAAATTATACAACTGATTGTACGCATACTAATGGTTCAATCAATTCATTTGTCGTTGTTGATGGTGGAGTCAATTACTATTCTGTTCCAGGTATTTCTACCGTTGTTGGAGTGGGTACAACTGACACGGGATCTGGAGCAATTTTATCGGTTGAAAGTGAGTCAATTGGACAAATTAAAACTACTAAGTTACTTAACATTGGATTTGATTTCCCCTCAGATCCAACATTAAAACCAAGCACAAACATACCTCAAGTTGTCACTATAGAGTCATTAAACTCTTTAGAATCGGTTGGTATTGTATCTGCTGGTAGAGGATATACCGTAGCACCAAAACCTGTTGTTATTGATGCAGTAACTAAAAAACATGTAAAAGACGCTGATCTTGTTTACAGTTTAGGTGATTCAAGTGTAAAAATTCTTAATAATGCCAGAGGTATCAGTAACGTTAATCCAATTATACGTCCAAGTCAAAATAGTAACGGAATTGGCATTGGAACAGTTGGATTTAACACGGTTACTCAAAATGTTACCGTAGGTCTTAACACTGGATTTAGCACTGGGGACACTTTCCCATTAAGGGTTGGAGATAAGGTTCTCATCGAAGGCGTTAGTATTGGTATTGGATCAACCGGACTTGGATATAACTCAGAGGGTTATGATTACAAATTATTTGAAATAACAGAGGTTGATGAAAATATTGGTGGAATTGGGTCTGTAACTTATAATATGTCAGGTGATCTTCCAAGTGGTGTTTTAACACCGGGACTTTATGATTCTCCAAATTCTCTTGGCGCAAGAATTATTCCAGAGAGATACTTCCCATCTTTCACCACTGTCCTCAAACAAAATGAATTCTTCAATGGTGAAATTGTAAAAAGTGATTCTGCACAGGGAATTGTTAATTTCTGGGACAAAAAAACTAATACCCTGAGAATTGAATCAAATCAAGTTTTTGTTGAAAATGAAGTTATCAGGGGATCTGCTTCTAGAACAGAAGGAATAGCACTATCAATTAGATCGTATGAGTCTTATCTCAAGATGGGTGCAGTATCTAAGACTTTAAGAGGTCATCAAGATGATTCTGGATTCTTAAATACGAACATGCAAAGATTGCAGGATAGTGATTACTATCAAACATTTGCATATTCTTTAAGTTCAAGAGTTCCACTCGAAACTTGGAATGACGTTGTTTCATCAACAAATCATACTCTTGGATATAAAAAGTTTGCTGATTATCAATTAGAGTCGGTCTCTAGCGTTAATATTGGAATCTCAACAGATCAAACAGTGCTTGATCAAGTTATTGATGCAGTTGGTATTGCTGATTTTAATTGTGTATATGATTTTGATTTAGTAAGCGAAAATTTCTTAAATGTTGGATCTAGAGTATTATCTACGGAAATAAGATTTGCAAGCAGGGTTCTTCAAGATTTCTTAGAATCTGTTGGAAATAGAGTTCTTTCTATTGATGATTTTAGTTCTCAATTCAATAGTGATCCAAGAGCAACTGCTTTCAGTATCGCTAATACATTTGCTCTCAACTCTAGAAGAGCAATGAAGTATATTACTTATGTAAGAGATACAAGATTTACTGCACAAAGACAATTAATGATTGTTGATCTAATTCATGATGGTGCTGTTGGTTATATCAATCAATATGGAAGAGTTGAAAGCACTTATGATCAAGGATCATTCGACTTCACCGTTTCTGGAACAGATGGCCAGTTGCAATTCTTCCCAACCAAGTTCAAAGTTAATGATTATCAAATTGCTGCTATTTCGTACAACTTAGATGATAATCTACTTAGCACCGGCACTACCTCAATAGGACCCTCTATTATTGAAACTGATAGTGTAACAATTGGATCTGGAATAGGTTCCACAGCGATTGTAAGTATTGCTAGCACTCATAATTCAGTTAAGGTATTGGTTGAAATCACACCTGACATAAACAGAACTGAATTTGAAT